GATTTTTAATTTATTTTATAAGCTGAAACCCAATAAAATAAAGGCTTATTATAATTATTATATATATATTATAAAAAAAACTTTAAAATAAATTTGGTGGTATCAAAAAAGGTTGTATCTTTGATTTATCAATAACGAAAAAACAAACAAAATGACTTACGCAAAAATTACATTTAACGGTTCAAAAACTTACATGGTAATTGATAGCGCTAACCAATGCAGGTTTGCTACAACTTCAGAAAAAAAAGCAAAAAACTTTTTAGCTAAACTTTTAAAACAAGTAAAAAATTAAATTATGAAAGCAATAATTAAAATAAAAAATCCTTTTACTTACCCAACATATACAGTTATGATAGGTAAAGAAATAATCAAAGGGTTTTATTCAAAATCTGAAGCAATAATTTTTAAAAATAAAATAAACCAAAAATGAAACCAAGCCAACTAAAAATGCTCGAAGATTTGTACAACTTTCTAGGAGCAAACGAAACCTTACTAAAAGCAGAATTTAAAAAAATCAAAAAGATAATACCTAAAAGTAAAAACCTTAACTTCCCGCAATTTTGCATCACCGCTTATTCTAACTTAAATGAAACTAAAAGTAAGTAAAACAGTATTACCACCAAAGCAACCACCATTAATAAAATGGATGCAGGATTTTAAAGTAGGTGTAAGAATCGAAATGAAGTCAAATAATAGAGCAGAAGACATGAATAAATTTTATGACATTCAAAAAATTAAAATATGACAAACAAAGAAATTAACGACGCAATAATAATTACAATAATAATAATGGCAGCTTTATTTGCCGATAGTATTTTAAACTTTTTTTAACCAACTTAAATTAACCAAAATGAAGTACAAATTTAAAACAGAAGTTGAAAACGAAATTGAAATTGAATTACCCTATTATTTTAAAATAGAAAATTCACATATTGCAGATTCTTATTTTGCTATAATATCCGAAAATGTAGGCATTAGTAACTGGAGACTAAATGATATATCTTCAATAAGTTGCCCTCAAATATTATTAAAATGGATTGAAGGAAGCAAACAAATTACTGCTGAAGAATTTAAAACTGCATTAACTCAATCTTGTAACCATTTAATAAATTTAGCATGAAAAAATCAATACAATTATACATTAACCATCCAACAGATTGGGAGCAGTCAGTATATGTTATTATTAACTATCGTGAATGGTATGATGGTGACCAGTTAGATGACCTTAATATTGACAACTGGCAAAGTGATGAGATAGCAGAATGGCTTACCGAAGATATTATATTAACCAATTTAGAAACACACTTAAAAACTAAAAAAAATGACGATTGAAAGATTAAATGAAATTAAATTGGAAGCAAAAAAAAGATTAAATAAATGGTTATCTTATTCAACTTTTGAAGATATGACATTAAATTTTAGTCAAATTAGATTTGAAATGGCAATAGGATTATTCGGTTACCCATTTGAAAAGGAATATTGGATGGGGAAAAATGACTTTAATAAATTTGTTACGGAGGAAGAATTTGATTCAATTGAAGTTAGTATTATATTAAATAAATTATTTAACCAAATAAAAAAACAAAATGAGCAATCTAATTAAAATTCAAAGCGAATTGAAAGCACCTAAAAACCAAACAAATAGTTTTGGTAAGTACAAATACAGAAGTTGCGAGGATATCCTCGAAGCGGTTAAGCCTTTACTTGCAAAGTATAATTGCCAACTTGTAATAAGCGATGCAATTAAGGAAGCTGGAGGGGTTATTTATTGCGAAAGTAGGATAGTATTTAAAGAATCAGTTAATCCACCATATACAGATGGGCAAGAAATAACAATTACTGCTTGCGCTGGTATAGAACCAAACCGTAAAGGGATGGACATAGCGCAATCATTCGGAGCGTCTAGTAGTTATGCAAGAAAGTACGCATTAAATGGTTTATTTTTAATTGATGATACTAAAGATGCAGATGCTACAAATAACCATAAAGAGGAAGTTAAACCCTTTATGACGGATGATAAAATGATTAGCTTAGTTGCAAGGTACAATGATGGAGAAAGGGATATATTTGAGAAAGCAAAAGCGCATTTAGTATTAAGGGATAAAGATTTATTAACCATAAAAGCGTTAAAATGATAGAACAATATTCAAGCGAATGGTTTTCCCAAAGGATGGGCAAACTTACTTCATCAACCATTTACAACCTGATGACTGAGCCAAAGTTAAAAAGCGAAGCAGGTCAATTATCAGCAACCACAAAAGAATATTTAACAAGTAAACTTGCTGAACGTTTAACTGGTGTACAAAGGGAATTTACTAGCAATGCAACCAATCATGGTTTAGAATTAGAGAATGAAGCCATAAGATTCTATGAAGGTAAGACAGGAAACAAAGTTAATCCTTCAGGGTATATTGAATCAATTAGCGGTCTGTATGGTGGTACACCTGATGGGTTAATTGAAGGTGGCGGAATAGTGCAAATTAAATGCCCCTACCAATACTCAAACCATATTAATAACGGTATTATAGACAGTCAAGAATACTTTAAAAAGAATTACAAGCAGTATTACTGGCAATGTCAAAGTGATATGATAGTAACGGAAAGTGAATTTTGTGATTATGTTTCTTATTGTCCTCAAATAGCTGATAACCTAAAAATGTTTATTTTTAGGATTGAATCAAATATTGCAGACATGGAATTACTTTTACAAAAAATACACATGGCAGGGGAATATATTAATAACCTATACAATCAAATTTCAAATGAACGATAATTTAAAAACAATACTTAAATACATTCAGTTATATACCGAATGCGATGATTATGCTTTGGGTAAAATATCTTTATTATTTGATAAATACCCTTTAGAAACTGTTAGGGTACAGATAGTTGAGAAAGAAGTAAAGCAATTTATTCCTGAAAAAAAGGATATAGATGAATGGACAAAAAAATACCTTATAACAAATAACATTACCTATGAACAATTAACTGCTAATAATCGTAAATATGAAACAGTATTGCAAAGGGTTAATTTTTCTAAAGAAGCTAGAGATAATGGATTTTATTTAACGCAGATAGGTAAAAAATTAAAGATGCATCACTCTAGCATCATTCACTTAGTAAACAATTTTCAACCATAAAAACAAAACAATGACAGCACCAACAAATCAAAATGCAGAAGTACTAAATTTGCTTCTAACAGAAAAACAAACATCATTAAACCTAGTGATGAATGGAATCCTTAACCCAACTGCAAGGATTACAAACCTTCGTGCAATGGGAGTAAATGTCCTTTGTGAATTTATTTCACATACTAACAAGTTTGGTAGGGCAATCAGGTATGGTGAATTTTCAGTATTGAATAAAAAAGATTCAAGGAGAATTTACAAAGAAATTAATTAATTAACTAGGGGTGGTTAATTCCACCCCTTAAATTTACATCATGATAAATATCAATTCAAATATATTCGATTTAAAAGTAAACAATTCAGCTAAACTTTTTTATGTTTATCTTCAGCATACAAAAGCACTAGAAAAATCAAATGCTCATTATGCAGATTGCTTCGAAGTAAGTACAATGACAATTACCAACTGGCTTAAAGAACTGACAGACAAGAATTTGATTAACATTACCTACAATTTAAATAAACGTAAAATTAAAATCAATGAATAAATCTTATTACTTTAGCCATGATTACGCAGCAAGTAACGATGTAAAGATTCTATTTCTTAGGCAGCAATTAGGTATGGAGGGTTACGGCATCTATTGGTTTTTAGTTGAAAATTTGGCACAGGCTGGGGGAGTTTTACCCATGAATATTACACCAGTTTTGGCCATGCAGATGCAGACAAACGAGGTAAAAGTTAAGGCAGTAATTGAGGAATTTAATTTATTTACAATTGCTGAAAATGGCTTCTTTTCTAAAAGATTAAACGAACATTTAGGATTGAGAAAGAAGTTAAGCGACAAGGGCAAAATTGGAGCAGCTTTACGTTGGAAAAATGGGGGGGCTATTGGGGGGGCTAATGGGGAGGGCTATGCAAAGAAAGAAAGTAAAGAAATAAATAATAGGGATTTTTTAACAAAAATTGTTCTTTAATACAAATACAATCCTTAAATTAGTATTAATATCATTTAAAAGCATTTTAAGACAGCAAGGATTGATTTTAAATATCTTTTGATAGAATCTATCACGAACCAATTAATTAACCAAAAAACAGGCTTAAAATGGCTAAGACAACAAAAGCACCACCAAACAACAAAGAGGTTGAAGATAGGATACTAGGGGTATTATTAATCGAACAAAATTCAGTACATACCTACATAGCTAAAATTACATCTGAATTTTTCTATCAAACTAAAAACCAATTAATATTTAAAGCAATTCAGTCACTTTACGATAAAATGAGTGCAATTGATATTGTAACAGTTTGCCAGCACCTAACTACCAACGAGCAAATGGAAACAGTAGGCGGACCATTTGAAGTTGTTAAACTTACAAACAATGTTACCGGCAGCAGTTCAATGAATGACTGGATATTGATATTACAACAAAACTACCTACAAAGGAAAGGTATTGTAATTGGTCAGGAATTAGTAAATGATTCTTATCAGGGAGAAATAGAAAACCATCTTAATAATGCTTCTAATAAAATACTAAACGCACAGGAAAGTATTTATAAAAATAGCGAGAAAGGGATGGCGCATTACATTATGAGCCTAGCCAAAGAAAGGGACGCGGTTTTAGAAAATGGACAAATAGGAATTGATACAGGCTGGGAGAGTTTAAATAAATATATTAGTGGTTGGGTTAATCCTGATTTAATTATACTAGCAGCAAGACCAGCACAGGGTAAAACTGCTTTTATGTTAAATGCAATATTAAACGTATTAAGACAAGATAAGCCAGTAGGGATATTTAGTTTAGAAATGTCAGGGGAGCAATTAGTTAACCGATTAATAAGTTTGGATAGTGGTATAGCACATCATTATTTAAGGACCAACAACCTTACGGAAGCACAAAAATTTATGTTAATGGCTAGTGAAGAAAGATTGCAAAAAGCAAAGTTATACATTGATGACACACCAAGTTTAAATATTAGAGATTTAAGGAGCAAAGCAGCCATCTTAAAAAGAAAATATAATATAGAATTTCTTTGTATTGATTACCTTCAGTTAATGTCGGGAGTAGATAGGAAGGGAAATAGGGAAAGCGAGATAGCAGAAATAAGCAGAGGTTGTAAAATTATAGCAAAGGAGTTAAACATACCAGTAATGGCATTATCACAATTAAGTAGAGCAGTTGAAAGCAGACAGGATAAGATGCCGCAACTTTCAGACCTTAGAGAAAGTGGAGGAATTGAGCAGGATGCTGATAGTGTTATATTCCTTATGCGACCAGAAACATACGGAATAAAAGAAATAGAAGTTGATGGAATGACTTATGGAAGCGAAGGCAAATGTATTGTTAAGTTAGCAAAAAATAGGCATGGTAATTTAAAAAATATTCCTTTTCAGTTTATTGGTGAAAGAATGGAATTTAAAGAAATGAAATTATGAGAAACTTAAGAATAACACCAGACCAACAAAAGCACATACAAATAAATTATAAGCTAAAAAAACAATCCGAATTAGCAAATGAATTAAATATAACTTTAGGGGTATTAAAAGCAAATGCAAGATTAATGAACTTATGTACTGATAGACCAAAAAGAAATAAAGATTGGAATGAGCATTATATTCAACTATCAGTATATGTTAAAAGAAAACATTACAAAGAAGCAGAAGCAGAATTTAATAAACTTGTAAAAAAATATAGATGAAAGATAAAGCAAAAGAAATTTATTGTAAGTATATAGATGCAATGCCACATACAAGTACAACAAATATAGAAACTTATATAATCGCAAAAAGATGTGCATTAATAGCAGTGGATGAGATAATAAAAGAGATTGATAATAATTATGATACATTACATTCGGCAGATAGAAAACAATATTGGAAAGGAATTAAAAAAGAAATAGAAAACTTATGAAAGCAATCCTAGAATTTTCATTGCCCGAAGATAACCAAGAGTTTGAACTACATACAAAAGCAAGTAAAATGTATTGCACTTTGTGGGAATTTGACCAATGGTTAAGGTCTGAAATTAAATACAATGGCAAGGAACAGTACGAACCAGTCAGGGAGAAGCTGCGAGAATTCATGAATGATAATAGGATTGATTTTGATATGGTTGAGTGATTGCAGCTAACGTTTTGCAGCTAACAGAAGTGGCTGCTTGTAAGAACTTCTGAATTGAAAACTAATACTTATGCAGCCATTTTTGTTAGGTGCTGTTATAAGCTGTAAAAATTACGGATATGAAAGTAGAAACTAAAGAAAATCAGATTATTTTGAAAGAGGTGTATAACTCAATTACACTTGAAACACGAGAAGGAAAACAGTTGCATATCTGTATGAGAGATATGGGATTTGAAATGAAGATTGATGATGGTGAGTGGCACTTGCTAACTGAAGAATCTGATTTTCTGATTAAACCAAAAGGATTTCAATTCAGAGAACCAGACTATCCAGTAGCACAAAAGCAGTAATTTTTATTGCTTATAACTAGCTTATATGCGCTACAAACATTCGTATATACACCCGATTTTGGCTGCGAATGATTAATTAATAATTGATAAATTAATGACTATAATTCGGAATATTTCCGACATAACCGTTATTTTATGACGAAGCATTCAACATTATACTTTGCCAAATAATAACATTTAATTGAGTTTTGGCTGGATATAAAATGCCAATCTAGGAAGTGTAATTGTGCCAAATTCAGTAGTTATACTGCGCATATTGTTGAAAAAGTAAACCAATAGTTTGACTTATTTTACAAAAAGAAAAGTTATTGCTTTACATATTGCATGAATTTTGCTAAATATATCATGAATAATGTTTCATATAAGGCACTAATGATGGCTTTATGCGACATTTAAGAAACATTAAAACTAGATGCAAGAAAATATAAATAGGCGCAAATTAATAAATTACAATTAAAAACATATAAATTATGACAACAAAAGGAAAAGCATTAGAATTATTTGATAAATATTTTGAGGTAACAAATAATTATTATGAAGCCAAACAATGTGCATTAATAGCAGTAGATAATATAATATTAGCAAACCCACATAGCAATCCATTTAATACAGATATTTATTCAACATTTACATATTGGGCAGAAGTTGAAAAAGAAATAGAAAAATTATAATTAATGCAAATATGCGTCAAATAGTATTATTATTCAACGCAAAACGTTACAATCTGTCACGGTTTTATAAAAATTTGTGACATAAATTATAAAATATTGTTGTACTTAAATTATAAACTTAAACAAAAAAGGAGGGGGAAACTATGACATCAAAAGCAGTTTAAAAATTAACCAGTAGAGAGGATGATAATTAAATTGCTTTTGATAACTTTATTTTATTTGTTAATAACTTTATTTTAATTTTATGAAATGTTAGAGAAAGACTTACACAGGTTAGTTTGCGACTACATACGTAAAATCTACCCTTACGTTATATTTAGAACTGACTTCAGTTCAGGAATGAGAATGTCGATAGGGATGGCTAAGCGCCACAAAGCATTGCAATATTCAAATGCTTATCCTGATTTATTTATAGCAGAACCAAAGGGCGCTTATGCTGGATTCTTTATTGAACTAAAAACAATTAATAACGTAGTATTTAAAAAAGATGGCTCAATGCGAAAGAACGCACATCACGAAGAACAGGAAACAATGATGCTAAAGCTAAGGGGCAAAGGATATAAAGCAGAGTTTGGGCAAGGATTTGGACACACAATTAAATTAATAAACGAATATTTAAACCAATGAACGAAGAAAAAAAACAACAAATCAGATTGGGAAGCGGTAAAAAAATTAACGATACTTTCCTATCTTCAAGCCTGTGTATCACAGATGCTTTAGAGCATTCATACGAATACAATGGTAAGAAGTATATTAAATTAAACATTAGCATATTTGCTGAACCTGACCAGTACGGAAAGAACGTAAAGATTACATTGAATGATTACGACCCAAAGGCAAAAGCAGAAACACCAAAAGCAAAGCCAGTAAGTATTAATTCAAATGATGATTTACCTTTTTAATGAAAAACCACACAAAAATATATTTAAAGTATTTTGGGTATGGCATTGAAGACTATGTACCTTGTGAAGTATGCGATAATAAAGCGGTAGACATTCACCATATAGAAGCACGTGGGATGGGTGGAAGCAAAACAAAAGATACTATCGAAAACTTACAGGCACTTTGTAGGCAATGCCATATTTTTTTTGGTGATAAGGAACAGTATTTACAATTCTTAAAAGACAAGCACAATGACATTATTGGAAGAAATTAATATTGACTTGCAAAAGCGAGAACAAAAAGGAATTAATACTTATGGCACTAAATTAGATGATGCAGATTTAAACAAAGACCAGTTATTAAATCATTTATACGAAGAGTTACTAGATTCGGTATTTTACATTAAAAGATTAATCAATAGTGAATTTACTAACACAAAATAGCGATTTAAAAAAAAGTGGTATTTATGGATGGACATTACCAGCACATTGGCAAACATTAACTAATGGTGAAAAATTTAATACTTGTCCAAATGCTGGGATTTGCGCTGCTTTTTGCTATGCTAAAAACGGTACTTATAATTTCAGTAATGTTAGGAAAGCGCACATTGAAAAATTAGAACTTGTACTTAATGAACCAATTAAATGGAAGTCTTTAATGAATGAAGAATTAAAGAAAAAAAAATACATTGATAAATATATTAGGATACACGATGCCGGAGATTTTTATAATATTGAATATGCTTTACAATGGATAGATATTGCAAATGATAATCAACAATGTATATTTTATGCCTATACTAAGGAAGTAGATATGTTTAAAAATAAATTAAATACCATAATACCTAAAAACTTTATAGTTATTTATTCATTTGGTGGTAAACAAGATTATTTAATAGATAAAAATAAAGATAGGCATTCAGACGTATTCTATAATTATAATGAAATGATTGAAACTGGGTATAATGATATTAAAGACGATGACAAGCAAGCGGCTATAAACGTAAACTTTAAAGTAGGTTTATATAGAAACAACATACCTAATTTAATTAAAAAGATGGGAAATAAAAACTTTAGTAATTGGCAAAATAATAAAAATTAATTATGATAAAAGTTAAAGTAGCAGCTATCAAAAACAATCCCAAAAACCCAAGGTTAATCAAGGATGACAAATTTAAAAAACTTGTAAAGTCTATTAAAGATTTTCCTGAAATGGAATCAGTACGTCCTATTGTAGTTAATAAAGATATGATTATACTTGGCGGCAATATGAGATATAAAGCTATGATTGAATGCGGATATAAAGAAGTTAACGTTGAAGTAGTTGACTGGAGCGAACAAAAGCAGAACGAATTTATTATTAAAGATAATGTTGGTTTTGGAGAATGGGAATGGGAAATGGTAGCTAATGAATGGGATGTTGAAGAATTAGATAATTGGGGATTGGATTTACCTTTATTTGATAAACATCTTGAAGAAGCAGAGTTAAAAGATTTAAGTGACAAATTAAAATCTGAATTTAAAATTGAAATTATTTGTAAAGACGAAGAAGAACAAGAAAAAACTTATAATAAATTAATTGAGGAAAATTACGAATGCCGACTTTTAACATTGTAAAACAAGTACAACCTAAAAAAACTTTTAGAGTTGCTTCTATTATGGGTAAATTTGATTTAGAGAATAATCAAATTAAAGAACATTTTGAAGGTAATATTGATATTAAAGACAACTGGAAGATAGGATTAATAGTTGGTAAAAGCGGTAGTGGTAAAACTACTATTTCTAAACAATTGTTTCCTGATTCATACATAACTAATTTTGAATATAATGCTGAAACTATTTTGGATGATATGCCAAAAGAATGTTCAGTTGAAGAAATAACAAAAGCATTTAATTCTGTTGGATTTAGTTCTCCACCATCTTGGTTAAAACCTTATTCAGTTTTATCTAATGGAGAAAAAATGAGAGTTGATTTAGCAAGAGCAATATTAGAAGAAAATAAATTATTTGTATTTGATGAATTTACAAGTGTAGTTGATAGAAATGTGGCTAAAATAGGTTCATTTGCAATGCAAAAAGCAATAAGAAAGTCTAACAAACAATTTATAGCGGTAACTTGCCATTATGATGTAGAAGATTGGTTATTGCCTGATTGGATATTTAATACTGATACGATGACCTTTCATAGCAATGAAGGGCAAAAAAAAAATAGACCAGAGATTAAATTTGAAATATTCCAAACAAATGATAAGTCAGTATGGAAAATGTTTAGTAAGCACCATTATTTAAGTCATTCACATAATAATGCTGCAAATGTTTTTGTATTATTTATAAATGATTCAATATGTGGATTTTGTTCTGTATTACATTTTCCGCACCCAGTAGTTAAGAATTTAAAAAAAGTTCATAGATTAGTTATTTTACCAGATTATCAAGGTTTAGGTATTGGAATTAAATTATTAGAAGAAATTGGTAAAATATATAAAGAAAATAAAAATAGATTTAATATACGTACTTCAGCACCTTCTTTAATTTTTGGTTTAAAAAATAAATCAAATTGGAGTTGTACTCATTTTGGAAGAAACATACCACATAGAGGAGTTTTAAAAACAGTAGGTAATTCATCAAATGGAAGTGAACAAAGAATAACAGTATCTTTTGAATTAAAATAATAATGAATAAGTGTAACGATATTGTGTTGGAGATTTATAACCATCCTGACCTTATAAAAGCAATAAGCAAAACAAAGCCTGAATCAATACAAGACGATTTACGCCAAGAAATAGCAGTTAGCTTACTACTTCAACCTTGTGATAAGATATCAGCCCTATTCGCTTCTAATAACTTATTACGATATGCTATTAAGATATGTTGGTTTATGGCTACTTCTAAAACATCAGAATTTTATTATAAGTATAAAAAAAGTGATTTATTAAAGGCGGTTGAGTATTTTAATAGCCAGTTAGATTTGCCGGTTATCCCTGAGAGCCTAGCAGCCGAAGCAACAAAAGCGCTCACAAAAAATAATATAGATATTAACACAGACCACGAAGTAAGAATATTTAATAAGTATGTAGAATTAGGAAGCAATAGAAAGGTAGCAGAATATTATGCTATACCGGTCAATCACGTTTGCAATATTACTAACAAAGTAAAAAAAGAATTAAAATGTATATTATTACAATAGCGGCATTTACTTTTGCTTATTATTTCATTAACGTATTTAATGGGCATATCATACTAAAGCGGATATTTAAAATACCTTTAGTTAAACGATTAAGACCATTTGACTGTATTCAATGTTTAACGGTTTGGTCAGCCTTATTATTTACATTATTACCAATACATACAGTTGAAACAATAGCAGTAATATTTGCAGCAGGATTTATATCGATTAAAATAAAGTAGGGTAAAAGCTAGGTTAAAAAGTAGATACAAAAGTAGATACAAAAGCATGAACATAATCGGATTAACACATAAGGAATCAGGATGCGGATATCATAGAGTAATATTACCACTTGCATTTATGGACGACATTAAGGGCTATGTAACCAACTTTATAACGGAAGATAAAACCGATGATTGGGATATTTTAGTTTATAATAGGATATGCCAGTACGATTTAAATTGGAACAAAACAAAGGAGTTACTTGGATGTCAAGTAGTTATGGATATAGATGACCATTGGGATTTACCTTACAATCATATTAATTACCAATCTTATCAGGATATGGGCGAAAGGATTGAACGTAACATATCACAGGCAGACTTGGTTACGGTTACTAATCAAGCATTATTGAATAAAGTAAAAGAGTTTACAGACAAGGCGGTAATAATGCCCAATGCTTTGCCCTATGGTATTAATCAGTTTACCGATATTAAAGAACCATCGGACAAAGTAAGGTTATTTTGGTGCGGTTCGGTAAGTCATGAGAACGATATAAAGATATTGAGAGAACCTTTAAAAAGATTGACAGGCAATATTCAAATGGTAATGGGTGGGTATAATGATAGCGACCCATTAACTAAATCTATTTGGGATAGAATGTTTTCAATGTTTGCTGGTAGGCATCCATCGGTTAAACTACCATCAACAAGTCCTACTCAATACATGGATATGTATAATTATGCTGATATTGTTTTAATACCTTTAGAAGATTCAGAATGGCACGGATGCAAAAGCAATCTTAAGATATTAGAAGCAGCAGCAAAGAGATTGCCTGTTATCTGTTCAAATGTTGCACCTTATAATATAGATACTGATGCTCCTGTGTTATGGGTAAACAATCAAAAGGACTGGTTTAAATATATTAATTTACTAATTAACAACCCAAGTCTAAGGGAAAATTTAGGCAACGAACTTTATGCGTGGGCGACCAAAAGGTACAACTTCAAAGAAATTAATCAGCAACGATTTAATGCCTACAAAAGCATTATTAGTTGAGAAAGAAACAAATCTAGTATTTGATAAGCATAGGCATTTTTACGATTTTTACCATAAGACGGGAGAGATTGTAAACTTTAACCATGATATTCAAAAAGAGTTATTAGATGAGTATCGCAGAGTAAAAGATGCGTACTATCATTATAATACTAACTGTAATATTTGCGTTATTGACTTCCTTAATTTAATTTACCGATGGTATGACATTCAAGCATAGTGGAGCAACTGGAGATATAATATTTAGTTTACCTACCATCAAAAAGATGGGGGGAGGTACTTTGTATATTTCACCCTATCATTTGCAAAGGGCTGAAAGCATAGCACCATTTATTAAAATACAGGATTATATTACCGATGTTATAATAAGCGATATAACACCACCTATTGATGTTGACTTGGATAAGTTTAGAGTATTTGCAGGACGTGATTCAAATTTAATTGAGGCGCATTTAAAAGCACAAGGATTAGAAGATAATAGTTGGAGGGATGGGTGGTTAAGGATTGAAGATAAGAAGCCTATAATTGATTATACTTATTCAGTAATTAATACAGGCAGCAATTACCTAGACCCTAACTTTGATTGGAACAAAGAAATTAAATACTTACTAACGTTAAGCGATAGGGTTTTTTATTTAGGTTATAGAGGTGAATTTGATTTATTAAATAATAATGAAGCAGAATTTTTTGAATGTGATTTCTTAACTGCTGCTGAAATGATTTATTATTCCCAAATGTTTACAGGTGGATATTCTGCATTGTCAACGATAGCAATGGGATTGGGTATTAATTACAGGATGGTTCAAGCACCTAACCATACTTGCAGCAGCTTATTAATGGAACGAGAAAAAATAGTTAATTTATGAGTTTAGAGAAACAACCACATGGAGGATTTTTAAATAGATACGAGAAAGGCGCAGCATGGAAAGGTAATAGGAATGGCAGACCTAGAAAGTACATAACTGAATTAGCCCCACACGGTTACAAGAATGCTCAAGTAATGGATTGCATTCAGGTATTAATGGCAATGACTACAAAAGAACTACAAGAGATTTTAAAAAATGAAGATAGCACAGTACTTGAAAGAACCTTAGCCAATGCACTATTAAAATCATTAAGTAAAGGTTCTTTATATTCAGTTGATACATTATTGAGCAGGGTGTACGGTAAGCCAAAAGAAACAACGGCAGTAATACAGGATTCTAAAATAGAAGTTGTATTTGTAAAGGGTAAAACTATTCTATGATTTTAGAGTTACCAGAAGCGCATACAAATCAATTAAAAATCTTACAATCAAAAGCAAGGTTTAGAGTTGTAATGTGTGGGCGAAGATTTGGTAAGTCTGAATTATCACAGGTTGAAATTATTAGCAATGCAATACAAGGGATGAACGTTGCTTACATCACCCCTACATATAAACTAGCAAAAACATTCTTTGAGAAACTAACACAAAGCCTACCATTTGAAAACAACAAAAGCGATTTAACTATTCATTTTCCCAATTCGGGAACTGTTGAATTTTTTACAGGTGAAAGACTAGATAACCTAAGAGGCAGAAAATTTCATTTAGTAGTTATAGATGAAGCCAGCTTTATACCTAACTTAGAAGATGGGTGGCTAAATTCAATCCGTCCAACGTTAACCGATTATCAAGGCAGAGCATTATTCCTATCTACTCCACGAGGGAAAAACTATTTTTATTCTTTGTACATGAAAGGAGGGCAAAAGGATTGGGATAGTTTTAAATTTACTACTTATGATAACCCTTATATTTTAACTTCAGAGATTAACGATGCAAAAGCACAGTTACCAAATGCAGTATTTGAGCAGGAGTATATGGCAAACCCAATGGAGAACGCAGCAAATCCATTCGGTTCAGAACATATTAATAAATGTGTAAAGTTCATAAGTAACAATGAACCAATGTATTACGGAATAGATTTAGCAAAGTCTTTCGATTGGACTGTTATTATTGGATTAGATAGCAACGGGGATGTTTGTCATTATGAAAGATTTCAAAAAGATTGGCTTCAGACAAAGGAAACAATTAAAAACATACGAAAGCATAAACATATTTTCATTGATAGTACTGGAGTAGGTGATGCCATTGTAGAGGACTTACAAAAGCACTTCAACGATATGACAGGATTTAAATACACATCAACCAGCAAGCAGCAATTAATGGAAAGCCTTGCAAGTTCAATCCACAAAGCAGAGATAGGATTCCCGATAGGTGCAATCAAAGATGAACTAGAAATATTTGAATACCTATTTACATCAACTGGGGTAAGATATTCTGCACCATCAGGATTTCATGATGACTGTGTTAATGCTCTTGCTTTAGCTAATAAATGCCGAATAGAAAACAAGGGTAGCGGACAATATCATTACATTTAATTACATTTTTCAAAAACTTATATAATAGATATATGACAATTAAGCAATTTCAAGAGTTGTACTATGTGGCTACTTCTACCGATATTGACCTAGACAAGTCGATTAAGATGGTTGGGATAGTAACAAAGAAAACACCAGAACAGGTGGAAGCGATGTCAATGATTCGCTTTAATTTACTTTGTGCAAGGGTACATAATGAGTTTAAATTATTTGAAAGAGATTTATTAAAAACCAAACCAAAGAAAATAGTAAGGGTAGGAAAGCGCTTCTATAAAATCAATTACGATATAGCAAAAGCAAAAGCGTCAACCTATGTTGAAGTTGCAACCTTTAGCACTGATATTATTCAAAACCTTCATAAGGTAATGGCTTCAATAGTTACACCAGTTAGATTTAAATGGCTTAAATGGGTTGAAGTAGAGCATGAAGATTTATCAAAGGAAATGGAATCAATGGATTTCGAAGCTGCTTACCATGCAGCGGTTTTTTTTTACACTCTATTCAATGTATCAATGCAAGTTATCCAGCCTTATTTGATAAACGAAATGACAGCGAAGGGGATAGCAAAGCAGAAAGCGACGGAGATATTGACGATTTCACAAAACATTTTGGATGGCTTTACAATGCC